GGAGCAACTAAAGATGTTCGCATGAAACATTCAGAGAGAATGACCAGATTGCTAGGAACTATTGCAAATCGTGTTCATTGGAGAGATGGCTTTTTTGATTATCGTCCTATTTATTACTTTGAAGTATATTTTGACGAAAATCCTTTTGTTCCTACCGCTATAGTATATCCTTTGCTAAATAATAGCTCAGATTTATCGAATACAGATAATCTTCAATGGGAATACTGGGATAGTGAGAAATATGGCATAATGAATGAAGATGGTAAGATGACAGAAGAAGTAGAAAACCCCTATGGTATGTTGCCATTTGTATTCACTCACAGAGAAGACCAACTTGATTCTTTTTTCGTAGAGGGTGCTAGTGATGTTGTAAATTGCAATGAGCAGGTAAATATTGCTTTAACTGAGATGAATCTAGGCATGAGATTCAATATGTTTGGTCAGCCGTGGGTAACAGGGCTTAGAGCAGACCAAAGTATGTTAAGAGCTGGTTCTAATACTATTCTTGATATGGGAGAAGATGGTGCATACAATATAACAAGTCCAAGTGGGAATATACAGGAAGCAATAGATAATATTAAGTTTCAAATAGAGCTTGTTGCATCTAATAATCATTTATGGATTCAATGGGCAGAGTCTGGTGGAGAAGTGCCTAGTGGTATCTCGTTAATGATTAAAGACATGGAGAGAAAGGAAGATTATTATGATGATATTGCTTTATGGAGACTTTATGAGCAAGATTTTTACAATGTAGAAAGAAGAATAGCAGAATATAATGGAATTTCTCTTCCAGAAGAGTTTGGTGTTGATTTTGAAGAGGTAGAATACCCAAAAACAGTTCAAGACCAGATATTAAAGGATGAATTTGATATTCAAAACAATCTTACAACCAGAGCAAAGATAATGGTTCGTGAAAATAAAGACCTTACAGAAAAACAGGCTCAAAAATTGATAGATGAAAATAGGAGAGTAAATGAGCAAGAAAACAGCCAGTCAATCTTTACGCAATTCCGTCGAGGAGCTGGACAAAATCAATAATGTAGAGTTTGAGTTTGAAGGAACTTTACAAGAAATCATAGAAAACCCTATCGAGTGGGCAGAATTACAGGCAGAGCGTGTTATTGCCGACAATATTGAGAATTATTTAAAATCTAAAGAGTTAGGAGAGAAATTCTGGGATGAAATTAGAAATATCAGTTAATTTTGACTTTGGCAAGCTCGCTGGTAAAACAAAAAATATTATTGATGATTATACCGCTGGATATGCACAAGACTCAGAACAAGCATCTAAGGACAATATTGATGCTGGATTATCTCCCGATATAAAACAATCTACTAAAAAACATAGGCAAAGAAAAGGATATCCGACTAGACCACCGCTAAAAGCAAGTGGTAAAATGTATAATAGTATCAAGTCTGACAAGCATTCTTTAAGATTGTTAGAATATGGATATTTTCATCATACTGGTAAAGTACCCACCACAGTAGCACGACCATTTATCTCCACAAGTGCTAAAAATAAACAAAAGTTAGACAAAAAGTTCATGCAAGATATACAAAAAGCCTTACGCTCTAACAAAAAGGTTGTATCACTAGGTTAAGAGGAGCTAGTTTATGGCAAATGATAGAGAATTAGATGAAAAAGATAGAGGATTACTTATTGAGATTGCTCTTGGACTGTCTTACGACATACGAATTTTCTCTGAAAGACTTGGACAAGAAATTGACCGACTTACAAGAAGTGGTCTTGATGAACAATCAATTATTGGGGTTCTTAAGCAAGACCTTGCTACCAACGGAAGAATCTTTGGGGAATTACGAAACTCCATTAAACGAGGAGTTACTGGAGGAATTAATCAAGCATTCCGCAGAGCTGGAGAAATGGGGCAAGGCTTAAAATGGATTGCCGTTTCTAAAAATATTTGCGATGATTGTCGCTCCAGAGCAGGTGAAATTGATACTTGGGAAGGCTGGGAAGCTAGAGGAATGCCCGGATCTGGATGGAGCATCTGTAAGGAGTATTGTTATTGTCAGTTAATGCCCGAATCCCTGAATATAGACGATTCTATAAAATTATGAAGAAATTTACCCTACTGACCTGTTTATGTGTGAATTGTAAATGGACATGGGAAGTATTAGGGGTTGAAATCGAAAGGGAGCAAGAATGCCCCGAATGTAAATCGTTTGATGTCTACAGCTTTATTAAGAAGTAATATTTAATGCTTTTTCTCTTGATTCTATTTTTTCCTGCCAAGCCTTTCTTTGTGCTGGGGTTTGTCTTCCCTTATCTGGCTTTTCAATACCTACTCTCTCAGCCCTCTTTCTCCAATTCCTAGCTTCTCTTCTTTTTTCATTCTTTCTATCTAGTCTTTTTTGTTTTTGAGCTGATTCCTTTTTAGTAATAGGCTTATCTGGCACAATAGGTCTTTGTGGCATAACCTCATAGTCCACATCCATTATCTCTGCATCCTGTGTGGTAAGAAATTTTTCAAAAGGACTCTGATGATTGGCAACTTCTACACGCTTAATAAGTTTACCAGAGTGTTCTAAAACCAATCTACCAGCCTGTACATTCCCTGCTTCCGCCTCACGAATCATACTATTTAATATTTTAGGCAGTTTAGAACCAAATGTAACCATGTATTTCTGGTAAAAGACCTCAACAAACTCTGGGTCTTTCATCCACCGCTGTATAGTAGATACGGCAACACCTGCTTCTTCCGCTACATCCTTAATCTTAGCCTCTGGGTCAGTAACCATCATATCTATAGCTATACCCATAGAAGGCTTTAACTTGTCTGGTAGGTTCACACTCATGGTATATTATACGGACTTTTTTATTTTGATACAAGGGTTGTGGACTTTCTTTTGGACATTCTTTCGGAATGGTGGCATAAGACTTTGTTTTTATTTATTTTGAGGGGAGTGGGTAATAACAAACCGCTCAAATCGCTCATCCGCCCCTACCCCTAAACGCTCATAACGCTCACCGCTCATAACGCTCAAACGCTCAAAACGCTCAAAAGATTTCTCTTGACTTTGTGGGCAGGTTGGTTGTATAGACAAATTAAAATCCACTTACAAAAGAAAAGACTTGACAAGTGCCTAAACTATCCAATTAAATATTTAGCTATTCTATACTATATACTTGACTTAGTGCCTTGTTTGTATTATGAGAAATCAGCCCGAATATTTTACTTGACTTTTAAGAATTATCTCCAATTCTTTTTTGAAAAGAATTAAAGATTTTACTTGACAGAAAAAAACCCTACTTGACAGAATTTAAATCCCTATATAAAATCGGAGTATGATATACATAAATAACACGCACAAACAAGGGCAACCGATAACAGTTATCGAGAATAAAAACGCTCATATCGTGCAAAATAAAGAAAAGGAAATGAACATGAGACAAGAAAAGGAAACAAAAAGAAAAAAACTAGACACTATTCAAGTAAAAAATAATGAAAGAATCAGCTTAGTATTGCCATGCGGAACCAAACTAAGTGTATTTGTTGGTGAAGAATGTAGCATAATAGATGTAAGTCACTACGGAACAAAAGCAACTGATCAAGTTCAAGTAAAATCATGCGGATTTGAGTTTTCTGAAAAATCAGATTCTGATCTTACATGGACACACGCAAAAACACAATTTACAAGATCAAGAGATTCTAGCTCTGTAATAGTGTCTCATGTAGCATTTAATGAATAGTTAACACTTAACAAAATAAAAGGAAATAAAAATGAGGAAACAATTAGAATACTTACAAAATGAGATTGATAAAATTAGTTTTGACAGTATTAAAAATAATAGACATCCATTAACGATTTCAGCAATGTTCAAAACAATTAGTAAGAATATCGAAGCAATAAGAAAAGGTAAAAAACCTTACGGATTAGATAGTTTAGAAGATATTCAGAGCGTAACTAATAAAATATCACATTGTGACTATAAGTAAAAGGATAAATAAAAATGAATCTAATAACACAAAATAGTAAACTAAAAAAAACCTCCGCTCATTTTGGGCGGAGAGTCTTCAATTTTGGCATTCCTGCCTACAAAAGCGTATCAGGTGAAATCACCTGCCCTTTAGCGGGTGAATGTGTCAAATTTTGCTACGCTCAAAAAGGGGCGTACATTTGGGGCAATGTGAAACCAGCATTTGAGAAAAGGCTAGAAATCACTAAACAATCCAACTTTCCAGAATTGATGAAAGCGGAAATCATAAAAAAGAAAGTAGATTTCTTAAGAGTACATGACAGCGGAGACTATTACTCAAAAGAATACCTTTTTAAATGGTTTGATATTGCAAGGGCTTTACCAAGTGTAAAATTTTACTCATACACTAATAACATAAACCAAATTAAAAAAGCGTACTTAAAAAATGAGATTCCAGAAAATTATGATTTCATTTTTTCGGATAGTGGAAAGCAATCTCATTTAATCGATAAATCAAAAGACAGACACACCAAAATATTTAAATCTGAAAATGATTTGAAAAATGAAAAGTATGTCAACGCTAGTCAGTATGATTTGTACGCTACTAAGTGGATAAGTGAGAATAAGAAAGTAGGATTGATTTTTCACTAAGCCCCTTAAACATACCGCCCAAATTAAGCCCCGTCATTTACGGGGCTTTTTGGGTGAAAAAAGGAAAAAAGAATGATAAAAACACTAATTCAAATCTCATTACTTTCGATACTGTCAACCGCTTTCATAGTGGGGATTTCTGTATTGATAGTGATGATTTTTAGCGTTTAAATAGCTTAAAAACGGGCTTTTTTTAGTTAAGGCATACATTACCAAGGCTAGGCTAAAAAACTCCGATTTTAGGCAGATTTAAAGCCAAATTCTCACTATTGAGAATAAATCTCAATAAGAACGCTTTTTGAGAATGAATCTCAATAGCAAGAGCTTAATGAGACTGAGTCTCAATAGCAATAAGTGAATTTGGGCTTGAATCAAAATAAATGAGATTGAGTCTCATTTATATTTATATTTATAATTTATATTTTATAATTGAGATTGAGTCTCAATAACAATAAACCCAAATTTATAAACAGAAAATTATATTTGTCAAGAAATATTTTTTTATATTTTTTTCTTGACTTTTGCTAGAACGCTCCAATTTTTTTTTAACAAAAATGAAAAAAAGACTTGACAAAAGTTTTTTTAGTTTGAGAGGAAAAAAGTTCTTGACTTTTGCATTTTTAGGTCAATTTGCTGATTTTGCGATATTTTGGGGTTTCTTGGGATTTTTTTAAGTAGACGATAGTTAGTATTAAAAAAGTTTTTTACGAGTTTCTAGGGGCAAAATACGGACAAGATTCTCGGTGGAAATATAGCAATATCTTGACTTATGGATAAAATGTTAAGAATTAACAAAGAAATTACTTGACTCGCATTGTTGCTTATCATTAGAATTGATCTCATTATTTAACTAAATAAAAAAGGAAACAAAAATGAGTAAAAAAATGATGACACCCAGAGAAATAATTAAGATGGGTATGCAGGTCGAGAAATTGACTAACACTATGACTGAATCAATAAAGGCAGATGTGGCGTTAATGAATCCAAAAACATTTATGACACCATTAACTGAGGAACTAACTGTTATGTTTGCTAAACTTGAGGGTAATCAAAATTCTGATGAATTAAAGAAGTTTAAATCATTCGTCAGGACTAAGATTCAACCCCTTATAAAAACTAAAAAGACTCAGCAAGACATATTAGGTGATTTGGTCAAAACTCATAAGGTAACCATTAAAAGGACAAAAACAACCCATCTTAAAAATGATATGGTCAATAATGGTAAAATAAAAGATGGCGTTGGAACATTCCGAGTTATATTTGAGGAAAAACCAAAGCCCGAAGAAAAGACCTTTTTTGAGGAATTGGAAAATTTAATTGATAAGCACAATTCCACATGGGATAATGTATTAAAAATGTCCTTACATCAATCTGGTCGCACAAATAAAAGAGGTACTGTCCTGATCAAAAATGTAAAGGAACTAGAAGTATAACCATACTGATGATTCCGATTGATTATCGGATGAATTGCCCATCTTAAAAGGTGGGCAAATATGGAAATCAAAAAAGGATAATTATGGATTACCAAGAAATTAAAAGCTACCTAGAAGACCATAAAGACAGAAATTGTTGTACTGTGGTTGCTTCTTCGATAGCATTTAATGTGCCGTTTCCTGAGATGCAAAATTACTTTTTTATTCACATGGGTAGAAAGATGCATAGAGGTATCAGGTTCGGATTAAAACAAGCGAATAAAGTAGCTAAAAATTATGGGTATCAATTAAAAGATATTTGTATGAGCGATTTTAAGGTGCAAGGCAAATTAACACCAAATAACTGCGTAAAGCATTTAGGCAAGGGAACTTACATTTTAGGTTGCAGAGGTCATGTACTAGCTTTTAAAGATGGTGTGGTACAAGATTGGACAAAGGGAAGAAGACATCATATCAATAGGATATGGAAAGTTGAAAAGTCTACTAAAAATGTTAAGTCTTCGCAAAAATCGATTAGTGATTTGATAAAGGAATTCAAAAAAGGATAATAAAATGGAAAATAAACAATTAAGAAATTTATTTCATAGCATTGAAATTGAACTTACTACACTTGTTCAAAATGCAGAATCAATGCCGTATACAACCAAGAATAATTATGGAAAGTATATGGATTTATTAACGATGCTAAAACCTCAAGTGGGTTTAGATAATGCAGTTAAATTACTTATAATGGCAAAAGGAAATAAGCAGGGCATACTAGATGCTGAGAAAGTTATAAAAGGATAACAAAGTGCTTGACTATTATAAATAGTATTAATAATTTAAACCAACAAAGGAGAGATTATGATTGATTTTATAATAAATGGTGTACTAACCAACCCATATTTTTTAATAAATATTTTTTGGATGGTCACAGTTATAAAAGTAGCAATGATTTTAACAAAGGAGAACGATTAATGAAATCAGAAAAAGAAATAAGAGCGAGGTACGAAAAGCTCAAGAAATCAGTAAGCCCTTCAGATTATGCAGAGCAGGATGTAATTGTAGCACTTGAATGGGTTTTAAATATTCCTTCTAAAATGGAAAAAATTGCCAAGATGCACAAGGAGAACAAATAATGTATATAATTGAAACTATATTTTTAGGTCTTATATTTTGTCTGCCTATGATTTGGGTAGCAAAGTTGAAGACTGAACTTAATATTGCAAATCGCAAAGTTGAGCAATGGCGAACACTTGCAATTAATACAGAGTTTAAAATGAAACAGTTGTTGGAGAAACTTGAAGGATAATCAATTATCTATAAACTTTGACCTGACCAAAAAACAAATGATTAGAATTCTTAAAGTTTATAAAGCGAATTTGGCTATTTCAAAAATGAATACGGACTTTTATTTACAAATATTAATAAATGAGGAAAGAAATGCAAAGGATTAAAAGACGGACAAAGAATGGTATAATGGGCGAAGGGACGCTCACAGATTCATTAGTAAAGTTTTGCACAAAGTGTAGAAAGTGTTACGAGATGGTAAAAGCAGATTATAAAGATGGCGAAACTGTTTATAATATTTGGAATTTAATGTACTTAAAAGATTTTCCCTCTTATGGGAAAGAAAAGAAAACCTGCAATTATTGTTTAGGCAAACCAATTCAAATTAAAAAAAGAAAACAACCTAGATGGTAATTGTTAAGACTTAACAAAAAAACAAGGAGAACAAAATGAAAGATTATTACCAAAATAAAGATGAGCAATTTCAAAATGATTGCAACGCATTAAATGATTTTTTAGGCAATTCTATGGATGAATTTGCAGACAAATTTGAAGACATATCAAACGGAGAGCATGGTGAAGCGATAATCACTTATGTAATGCCAGTTGTGTTAGTAAAACTTGTCGCACAACATTTTAAACATTTTAATTATCGCAAACCCGAACACATATTGAATTACTTAAATTACATTAAAAGTGTGCTTGTAGAAACTTGCGATGACTCAGATGAATTGGACATGATAGATGACCTAGATTGTAATAAACAAGGGGCAAACGCATGAACGAACATCTAAAGAACGAGATATTTTTATATCTTGAAGATTTGTTAGATTCAAATATAACAAATATGTATGGAGCAGTCCCTTATATTGTGAGCCTTTTTGAAATATCTAAATATGATGCTCGTAAAGTTTTAAAAGAGTGGATGAAAAAAGGAAAAATAACTGTCAATTATAATTATGATTTAGAAGAAATAGAACTGATGAAGTTTGAAGAAGAGTTAGACCAAGAATCACTAGAATGGGAGAGGAAGGATAGTGAAAATGAATAAGTCATTTATAAAAGATGGTGTACTCATTAAGTATGAAAAGGAATCTGGAAAATTAAGATTATCTGGTGGTTCGTGGACTATAAATATGGATAAAATAAACCTTGACGATGTACACGGCTTTAAGTATATTACAAGGGATTATATCTACGAAATTCAAAAGGAAGATGCAATTTCAGGTGGATATTTCAGGGAATTCAGGGGCGAAAATAAGTTGGTAGTTCCCATAAGTAAATGGAAAAAAAGGAGTCAATAATGCCATTCCCATTCAGAAA